TTGGTTTTAGAAAATCATTAACATTTTTAATAGCAAGATCTATATTTGGTAAAGGTATAAAACCTACTTTATTTTTTACTAAACCTTTTAATAAGTATTTTGCTAATTTACCTGAACAAGTTGCAAATGCTTATGGACAAGATTTTGATACTTCTGTCCAATTAATATTTGATAAAAAATAAAATGGCAATATATAAAATAAACATAAATAGTCCTGTATATATAAAAGTGGCGAATGATGGTGGTGGAAATGAAGCCAACGCACTTGCAAATTGTAG